ATGTTAGTTTGCTTTATCAAAACTATCCTTCTATAACTTTGTTTAGTTGCAGGGTAATTTATATAACACCTGATGGCATAAAAACACAGGAATATAACCCTAATGAATGTATGTATGACTATGAACAGGCTAGAAAATTATATTTTAAAAAATCTACTTAATTTTGTGTGTATGTTCTACATTAGGTGGTGTTATAAGTTCTACATCTGCACATATTCTTGCCATTTCTGTACCTTCTTTAAATCGTATACCTTGCTTTAAATTGTCTATACACGTTTTTGCTCTAGACATTTCAAAGTTAAGACGTTTTGCAGCTAGTGATGCTTCATATAACTCATTTTGTTTTTTCATAGCCTTCCTACATTCTTTTATAGCTGTTCTATCTAGTGGTATCGAAAATGTAGCAGTAATACCACCATTAACAGATACATTTGATTGTTTTTGTCCTGTTCTTACTTGCTCAAAGTATAATATTTCACCTCTGTAACCAGCATCTACATCACCATCACCAATAGGTTTATTGTCATCATCAAAATTACCTTCTATATCACGCCTTGAATAAACTGGCCTATCAAAATGCGATTCATAAGGTGTCGCAAAACCATATGTAGTAGATACAAAAGGAGATATATTTAATGTTGCACCTTGACAGGTTATTGTGTTCATTTGGTACTGAAACTGCCTTGACGGAACCACCTGCACTGCTTGATTGACCACTGAACCACTGGAATTGCTGGTAGTATTTACAGAATTAGCAAAAACAGGGTTATTTAGTAAAATAAGTAAACATAAATATCTTTTCATTGACTAAAGGTAGATAGCGTATCAGTAACATTTTCAATAGTAGTAGTCCTTAATATTTGGGTATAATTAGTAATACCTGGCGTTTCTAAAGTCTCAAAATATTGAAAACTTTGGCCTTCATTTACTATAGAAAAAGTAGGTTTATTATTTAAATTAGGAGATACATATGTAGTACCTACACCCTGTACAGTTGTATCTAGTTTTGTCCAACCAGTAGGGGCTACATTACCTGTAGAACTTTTTACGTTTTCACCGCCTATTGTCAGTTGGTAGCCATTGCGTATATCAAAACTTTTTATGTCCTCAACTGTTGTAGATTTAGTTTCTGATCTTTGCGTAAGTACCCCTTGTTGAAAATTAGGAATAACATTTTGAGCATATACAGGTACGCTAAAAAAACTTAGCAGCAATATAAACCTATACATAGCTGTTACTAGTCAACTATTAATGTAGATGTTACCTGTCCAAGTGCTTCAGTGTTATGACCACCTGCTGTGAGTGTTATTGCCCCTGCTGATGTTATTGTGCCTGCTAAATCCCCTGCTGTACCGCCAGCAATACTTGTTACATTATCAGAAAAATTAGGATTAGTACCAGTTGTAACAGCACTACCTGGTATTGCATCAGCTTGATTATATGACTGACTAAATGTAAAGCTATTACCTGCTGTTTTTTGAGTAACTGTAATAGCTGGTGCAGTAGCTACACCGCTTGAAACATTTAACGATCCTAATCCATCACTAACTGTCTGACCTGCTGCGGTAGTGTAACTTGTATCCACTCCAGAACCGCTAATGCTATAGCTGTTACCTAGTCTTGAAGAAGTTGTACTAGCACCACCTACTGTAAGTTTTGTAGAAGCTGTAATGCTATGAGACAGATCTGCATAACAAGCAGGTGTAACTGCTATCAGCAGTAAAGGTAGAAATCGTTTCATTTTTTTGTATTGGGGTCAACCACAGTAGCACCAATTATTTTTATAGGTGTTTCTACCCTTATAGTTTGGTATGAATTATCACTTTGTGCAACTTCTTTAGGTTTATCTAGTTTTTCTTCTTTTTTCTTTTTACCTACATCTACTGAAAAAGTTGCTAAACAACCTGTAAATACTGATGCTATAAAAGTTATATCTTTAGGTGAATTATCTTTTGCCATACCAGGTATAGTTATGTAATTAAGGCTAATAATAAAACCAGACCAAACCATTACCCCTAACCTAATAAACGTTCCTAATATCTCTAGTTGTTCTTCTTTATCGTCAAACTTTTCTTTTAGTTTTTGTAGAGGATTTTTAGATTTTTGCTCTGACATGGGTTTTTAACCTATAATAGCTGTAGATTAAGGTAAAGAAAAGTGATAGAAGTAGTAGCAGCAGTAGGTGGGGCAATGTTAACAGCATGTTTTGTATCTGTAGGTTCTGTATCTTATAGAGGTAGACAATCTAGAGATGACTTAGTAAGGAATACAACAGCTATAGAATTGCTTACTACAAAAATAGATGATATGAGTGACGATATGAAAGAGATTTTTCATAGGCTTAAAGAAGTAGAGTTAGCTGTAGCTGAAATTAAGCCTAGAAGGTAAAAAAAGGCTGTCTAGCTTTGCGATGGGGATTAAACAGCCCTAGATGACCAATTTTAATTTAACGTCTACAATATGTTTGTAAAGCAAAACAAACTATGTACAAAATTTTAAAACCAATACTGCTACGCTTTCTTTCCACAACAGGATGCAAAAGGTTAATTATTGATTTATTACGTGTAGTTTGTAAGCAGACAACAAATACCTTAGATGATAAGGCTGTAGATATGTTAGAGCAGCAGTTATTTCCTAAATTAAATTAGACAATAAAAAACCCCTCAGTCGGAGCTGTGTATGTGTTGTATGTTTTGTTTATGCAAATGAACTGTATAAACCATTTTCATACTTAACAACTAAAAATGTTTTTGTACCTCTTGGCTTTCTTACTGTAAATTGTGTTCTGTCGTTTCCTTTGTGTGTATAGTTTTCTGCTTTTATAACTACGTATTGTCTGTTTCTAATTGTGATTGTGTTTGTGTTTGTCATTTGGATTACCTCTCGGTTGTGTATGTTCTTATTATAAACATAGGGGTATACCCTTTGCAATAACTGTAACAATTAATTAACAAAAGAAAACCCCTTATTAGGGGCTGTATTTATTTAGTTTTTTGTTAGTTGCAAATTTCTTGTAGTTTTTTGTTTGCATCTTTTACACATTCTGTACCAAAGAAGTTATAGCTTTCGTCAGTTGCAGGTACATAAAGATTAACTTTTGACCAGCTTTTGTTGTTGTATCTACCTAAATGATGAAAGAAGAATACTTTTTGTGATCCGTTTACTTCGTAGTGCTTGTTTTGTGAATCTTTGAAGATTAGTGTTTTTGTCATTTGGATTACCTCTCGGTTGTTTATATATATAGTATATAACTACGGTATACCCCTATAAAGGTTATGTTACAAACTTGTAATAATTAGTCAGGAGATCGATCAAGTCCAACACTTGCCCTGTCTTTCCTTTCTCTCTTAGTAAGGTCTTGTATAACTTTCAAGTTAGCAAATTTGCCGTACTAACTATCAGGCTTCCCGACTATTTTTATTTTTTCATTATTTTAAAATGTTCTTTTATAAAGTTGTAATATTCTTTCCTTGCTTGGTTAGTACTTTCGTATACTTGATACATATTTTTTAAAAGACCTGCACCACCATTTTTTTGTTGTATTTCACCTACAGAAGGAAATATTAAAGGGTTTAAATCCTCATGTGATGCTAAAAACTGGTACATTCTCATAGGAAATTTTTTATCTGATTCTAAAGATTCAATAACACAACAAAAAGTATTTACTGTTTCATCTTCTCTATAATGTTTCAAATGATTGTATAAACATTCCCATTTGTATTTAGGTAAATCTAAATTTAATTTCATTTGTTTACCTCTATTTGATTCCACCCTTTACTTTTTGCATACTTGTTATACTCTTTTTTTAATGCAATACCATATATTTCCATTACTGCTTTATAAGTATTTTCTGGAATAGTCATAGGCATTTTAGGGTCAGGTACAACTAAATTAAGTAAATCCATTGTGCTACCTCTTGGGTTAGATTCACCATGTATATGCCATACAATCTCATATCTAGGTACGTCACTACCAAAAATTAATTCACCTATGTCTGTTTGTTCTACGCAAATGTGCATTTTATATTTAGGACAATTAATAAACTGCATATCATGTGTATTGTGATTAGTAAAACCTTTAGTCATTTGTTTACCTCCTTAGAATACTTAACTTTTTCTATTAGCCAATCATATTTTTCAATCATATTTTGACAGTTTTGACATTGTAGTGCTGACCATGCAAGATGATAAACCCTGCCTATGTTTTTGCAGTTAGGGCATTGTATCTTTGCCCCTGCATAGCGTTTACATCTGGAATAACGTGTAATAGATATAAATCTAGTCATGCGAAAGCCTCAAGTGGCTTGTTTTGTATATAACTAAATCCATTGTCAGAATTATCTTGCGGAAGTATTATTGCTAGTCCAGGATCTTCTTGTCTAAGAAATAAATGTACAGGTACATTACACATTTTCATTGCAATACCTAAATGTTCAAATATATCTTTAGGTATATCTGTTGCTTTGTCATAATTACCAGATCCATCTTTTGTATATATGTAAACTGATCTAGTGCCAGAGGAATCTACATTGTTTAATGTACCTAAACGAAAATAGCTCATGTAATTTGCATTAAAATGTTCTATAAATGCCTCATGTGGTCTGTTATCACGTTTATCTTGTGAACCAACTATTAGTACTTGTAGAGTCATTTGTTTACCTCCTTACAAGCTAGTTCTATACCTGCATTACAATCTGTAACTGTCATGTCATATAAAGAAGAAGAGAGGGCTGTATAAAACAACCCTGACGCTGCTAACATCATTAGAAAGTTTTGCATTATGCTACCTCCTGTAAAGTGTAAGTTACTGTTTGTGTTTGCAAATATCCCTGCCATCTATCTTCTATAACTTTTGTAATTTTATAGCCAAGATTCCACATTGCATGACGATCATGTATTTCAAAAATTGCACCATCAATAAATGTATGGTCGTAAGTTTTAATAATAGTTTTTGTTTGAGCCATTTGGAAAACCTCTCGGTGTTGTGTACTCTTTTAATATATATCTAAGGTATACCCCTGTCAAGATATTTATTTTATTAGCCTCGCATACTGTTCAATCGTCATAACAACACGCCAGTTATCACCTTCTTTACATCCTGGTCTTTTATTAAACCTAACCATAGTAATAGCATGATCTACATTTGCATTTATACGCTGCTGTTCTGCTTCTCTAGGCTTTCTTAATACTGCTTCGGATTTGTCACGCATATCTGTGACCTGTATACATGTATTAGGAATACCAACAAGATCACCTTTATCTTTATCCTGACCTGCCCCAAATCTTCGCTCAACTATATGCCCTGTAGCTGCTGTTAAATATATACAGGCTTCTCTTTCTGCCCTATCTCCCTTATTCTTTTGTGGGTTCATTTTTCAAGATCATATATTTTTTTCTTTAGTTCATCATATTGGACAATATATTCTTTAGTAGCAAACTCTGAATTATGGTTAAACATATATCTATCATTAAGTTCACCTAATTGTTTATATAAATCTTCTAGCATTTTTTGTTTCTTTAATTTAAATTCTTTTGTTAATGCATCTTCTTTTTGAGGGTTTTTAGTCCAATCAGAAACCAAAAATAAAAGCTCTTTCATTCTTTGTAGTGCGTTCATTACTCTTTCTTGCGTTTTCATCTAATAGACCATGTAAAACCTGTTTCTAATTTAGTTGCTATTCCTTCTTCTCTCTCTTGTTGTTCTTTATCTTCTATTGCATTAATCATATCTTTTCTAAATTGATTTGTAGTATTACTATATTCCCATTTTTCTGGTTTGCGTTTACGTGTTGCCTTTACACCTTCAATACTAAATGTACTCATAATAATACTATCCAAGTAATATTTTTCTAATACCATCTTCTTTTCTGTAATCTGCATATCTATTTCTTTTTTTTGTAGTTGCAATACCTTTAATTGTCTTAACAACTGTTCTGGCTGTGTGTTCATGGTTAAAAAGTAAATTCTGTATACTCTTTTGGTTGCCAATCGTCAGGTAGATGATAAAGCCACTCCAAAAACATCCTTGCAGTCATCATTACTTGCCGATCATCAAATCTAGATAGCCACTCTTCTCGATCAATTTGTTCTAGTTCTTCTTCAAATGACATAGCAATAAGGTAATAAAGAACAATAGTTACATATAGTATGGGGTATACCCCTACGTTATGCAAGCCTTACTTTTATATTAGCTTTTTTTTCTTAATTTACTCTTAATAGGCTTTTTACCTTCAAACTTTGTACCTTTTTTACTGAATAATTTTTTAACCCTGGATATTAACTGTTTAAACAAAGGTTTTAGAACTCTATTTAATAATGGTGTTAAGGTTGCTGCGGTTGTTGCAACTACTGTTATAGCAAAAGTTGTAGATACTGTATTTATAGATGGTAAATACTTTTCTACTGCTGTTGTAGGTGTCCATTGTATTACACATTCTTTAGTTTCTTCTACCCATACAAAACCAGTTACTTTTTCTGTACCTTTTGCATTTAAATCACCAATTCTAGGATTATTTTTTTTTGGATCAGGACACTCTACTTTATCTTCTTCTGGTATTTTAGGTATTTCTGGTTCTTCTACATCAGTTTCGGGTGATTCTACATTTGTAGGTGGTTTTGCTTCTTCTACAAGTAATATTTTTTTCTTGTCATACTGCAAAGGTACATAAGAAGGCAATGGACACACAAACTTGTTTCCGCTAGGGTCATCTATAAATAATTGATTGTTTTTTGTGCCATCATTCCTAAAGGTAACGCATGGCATTGTAAGGGTTGGTGGTAGCGTCCTTGTTATATGTTTTGTATTAGGTAATGATTGCTCTACAGGTATATTTATTATTGGTATGCGTGGTATTGCTGAACTTGGTATTATATCTATTTCTGGCATTAAATACTAAGCTTAGTTTTTGGTTTTGTAGGTAATGCAGGTTTTGTAAATTCTGGTAATTGTTTATTGATCAAATTAGGCATATTACCTGTTAATTCATCTAATATTTGTTTTTTTATTTTTTCCTGTCCTTTAGGACTTGTTATGTATTTATAACCAAAGTAAACTGTAGTAATAGAGCCTAGTGTTAACACAAATGTAATACAGGCTATTGCGTTAATTATTTTTTGCATGATAAAAGAGGCATTTTTAAAAGCATTAGTACCTGTAACTATTATAACTTTTATGGCTATATGTGCTATTGCTCCCTTATATGTGACAATGAGCCTAATATCAAGGCAAATGCAAGAAAAGATTAATTAATCAGCAGCTTCGGCTGTATTTCCCTCTGCTACCCACGCAAGGTACTCTTGGTAGTCGGTGTTTGCTTCGTCAAATGGAATATAAGCATTATCTTCTTTTCTCAAAATAACTTTAGTCTCTACAGTCTTT